ATTATGCTCTTTAATGTTATCTAAACATGTATAACCATAATAAGGCTTTTTAGTGGTCTTGCTTAAACCTTTCTTTAGTGCCATACCTTTAGCACAGCCACATTCTGGCGGTGGATTAGGTGCTTCTGGCATAGCTGTAGTCCAATCGGTTTCGCCCCATTGCACTGGATCTTCTAGCTTGTTTTCTACTGTAAATGATTGTCCAGTGTTTGCAACTCTTTCCATTTCAACTCGGCTAGGTCTTGCACCTTTTTTCGAATAGATGTAGTTAGCCAAAGCACGCCCGATTGCAGACGATTCTGCCAGCTCACAAGCAAACTTATTAAAGCTCGAACCAGTGCGTATTTCCGATGCCCAACCAGTTGCAACTGGAATCGCATCAGCCGTAGTTCTGTATAGCCTAGCAACAAACACAAACTCATCTGGATTTGCACCTGGCCTATTAATAAGTTCTGTTTGTATAGATCCGTCTTCATTATCTTTCCACCACTTCTCTAGTCTTTCTTCAACTGTTTCATAATTGCTTAAATCAAACGCCATAATTAGTGCTCCCATTCAAAGTCTTTATCCTGCATGTATTCATGGCAGGTTTTTGAGATGGCAATATACGCAAGTGCGTCTTTGTAGTGATCGTCAAGCTCTGGACTTTCCACGCTGCGACTAATTTTGAGCAGTGCCATACAGCCTGCCACTTGATTTGATGTGATCGGGAAATTGAGATACGCAGACCATAATTTGGCAATTCGATCCATTTGGATTGCTGGGTGGCCGTAATGCATCCCTCTGTCGTGTATGAGTGTGACTGCATCTGCAAACAGTTTCTCAGTGTTTGTCATAATCAAATACTGCCCTAGATCTTAGTTTCTCGATCTTCTGATTATGCTCAATAGATGCTTTCCAGCCAGCTGATCTACCGACCCAGTAGCCACGATCAAACGCTCTACTTTGTATCTTCCAATAAGCCAGTACCAACATTGCTAGACCTAGCATGATCATAAAAAATATCAGACCATCCTGTCTAGCTTCTAGCCATATGTTATTCATTTGTAGCCCTACTTTCTATGCACACGCTTTGTGGCATGGAAATAGTGTGGCACTTGTGTACGACTTTGTGGATGATTTAAGGCCTATTTTTTATAACGATTTGGTAACGTTATTAGCTGTAATGCCTGCCAAGCGCTGTGAAACTGCCATCTTTGTTTACAGGTACGAGGGTAGGGGTTAGATTCTTACCTGTGGCTTCTAGTATAGCAAAGCCCATCTGCCAATTAGCGCTTCCATAGCGGATATAAGAGGCTTTTCTGCGATCCATAAGGTTTCCTACCTCAACGCCATATAAGGGCCTGTAATGGCTTCCTATGGCCTCTGAATAGGCACTCATGCCCAACCTGTGGCTATGCCCCGCAATTACGGATTTGCCATACTTTTTGGCTAAATTTAATGAAGTAATGCCCGCATGCTGGCTCATACTACCTTCGTCACCATGACATAAAACCCAGCCAGGGTGAAACTCATAAGCTGTCTTATGGTAGGTCATGCCCATCTCAGCAAAGCCCATAAACTTAGGGTATTGCAGCTCTGGCAAACTGATTAAGCCAGGTGTTTTTAGTAAAGTGCTATAAAGGCGATCACTATGATTACTGCGGATAATATGCATTTCTCGGCTGTACTCTCCGAGATCCCACAGTATTTGTTTACACTCTTCACGATCCTGGTGTATGGTCTGTTGATAAGCCAAAGGTGTTTTCTCAGCCCATCGGCTAATGGTTTGAAAATCGATCTCATCACCAACACATAAAACCTCGTCAAACTTCTCACGTCTTGCCAACTTAATAACATTCTTAACTGCCTGCTCATGATGGTATGGTACTTGTAAATCGCTGATTACTAGCCAACGCTTAATTATCATCCTCATCTTCGTAGGGGTCATGGTCTGGATTAACTGGATCAAAGTCTGGGCTAGATGGTGTTAGCCAATCTGGGAATACATTTTTATCGCACATTCCTAAAGCTTGATCTACTGGAAATCCTGCACGTCTTAGGCTTAAATAAAACTCACGCAACGAAATGGCATAAGTATCTAACTTGGTATTAATTTGCTCATGGGTGTATTTGCCTTTGCGCTTATTAACTTTCTTACGCTTGCGTGCGGTAGCCATATTGCTATTGTCGCTTATTCATGATAAGGAATAGATCATCAACACGCTGTTCTAACCTTGTTAATTGATCCTTCATACTAGATCCACCATTAGGTCTTAGTTCGTTTAACCAGCCTTTAACGAGAAAACGTAATCCTATTAGTCCGCCTGATAGCACGGCCATAACGCCAGCGCCAAAGCCAGCCCATTCTGTTGGACTCATTTTTCATCTGCACCGACACCATAAACTGTATCGGATTTATCTAGAGCCCTAGCTGCTGGACCAGCTAATGCTGCAACTACTACAGACAGTGCTGGATCTAAACCTAATTCATTACTTGCTAAAAATGTTAAGAAAGATACTAATACCCCACGTGCATAGGATTTTAGTATTGCTTTTTGCTTCTTTGTTATTTTCATATTTTGCCCCCTAGTAGTGGTATATCGAACGGCTTACCATCTTTGTCGCCTGACTTTGTAAATGAACAATGTATGTGTGAGCGGTGCGGATTTATGCCTTTGTATTTACGCCATTTCCAATTTAATATTTTCGAGCATATCCGCCCGTTATAGATGACGTATGATATGCGTGAATCCGATTTGGCTGCGATTCTGATCTGGTCAGCCAGATAAGGTGCGAGGCTGTCGGATGACTGTAACCTAGCATTAATATCAATTGCTCGGACGACCCCAGATTTGTCTGGATTATGATCCGATTTTCTGGCGGAATGACGACTATCGCCCAGCCACCCTTCTGGACTTGCAGTGCTGCGATCTGGAAACCAGGTATCAATCTGATCTCTTAACTGCACTCCAGCTGCGCATAGCCAGGGTTTGTTATTCGACATCCTCGGATAATTTCTTTGCTTGCTCAGCAATCATTTCATCATAAGTTGATTTAAGCATGGAAGTATATTCTCCGTTGCCTTTGTCAATTATGGCGTGTTCTACGCCTTCAACTTCAATAAAAGTAACATTATTCATTTGTATCTCCTTACAACTCTGCGCTAAAGCCGATATAGGCTGATGATGAATTATTAGCACCGAACCAAATTGGTCGGTATTGAGTTAATCCTGATGCAACCCCGACGTTAAAAGTTAATAATTCATTAGTTGTATCTGCATCAAGCGTTGGAGATGCGTTACAAGTCGTACCACTCACTCCGTCTGTAAATCTTAAAGTTGAAGCAGTTGGCGAGTCTATCGCCGTTGGCACTACCCGCATTGTTGATGGTGCAGGTACAGAAACTTTGCCATTAGTCGTTGATGTAGCCATACCAAAAGCCAAGTAAGCATAAGTAGTATCTGCCGTTAGGCGGTAGTAATACCTCTGACAAGCGGCTAACTCGCCTTGGATTGTGCCAGCATAAGTCTTAAATGGTGTTGCTACTGAACCGACTTCTAACTGAACGCCTGTTACTTCGTAATAATCGGCAGCACCAGCAGTTCCAACAGGGGTATATTCAAACCCAACGGCAAACTCTGTAGCAGTAGTAGCAATAGTTCCAGTTACGCTAAATCTTTGCCAAGTTGTAGTTAAAGTAACATTGGATTGTAACGGTATTGCTAAACCTGTATATCCTGATAAAATGCTTTGATCTGTTCCAGTTCCAGACAATAACTGAAATGTTAATTGGCTACTGGCTTGAGAATAATTTGCGCCTTTTCTAGCATAAAAGGAAACAGTAACAGTTTTACCAGCAAACGGAATTGAATTGATAGTTTCAAAAGATTGATAAAAAGCAAAACCAGCAGTTCCAGTTTGTCCTGAGTTTTTTTGAACTCTCGCACAATACTGGATGTTAGGTAGATTTGTTGTATCATTTGTAACCTGTCTTGAAATAGTGCTTGCGCCGTTTGCGCCAGTACCTGCGGTCCAACGATCTGCGGTATATCCACCTGAAGAAGCGCTAATAGCAACGCTAGTACCTCGTTGCCAAACCTGAAATGCAGAGTTAAGAACAGGGTTATTAGCCTTGGGTTCCTGATAACGAAGTCCAGTAGTTGTGGAACTATCCGCGACAAGTGTGTCGCCGTTATTACCAACTGCTAATCTTGCAGGTGTATCATTACCACTAGCTGCAACAATATCGCCCTTAGCATCTACAATAGAGTTTTGTATTGCATTAGAATCATCAAAGCCAACCCATGCAGATCCGCTATAAGTTTGTACTGCATCTGTGTCTTTAAGATAACAGCACTGGCCTTCTTGTGGAGATGTAATTGCTGCATCTCTAGCTGCTGCACTTGCAAAGACTAGAACGCCTTGCATTAGGTAACCATTAGTGTCGGCTGCGGTCAGCACCTCACCAGTAGTAAACGTCTTAAAACCTAAACCTGCTGCCATCTCTACTCCTTAGTAACTTAGGACATTATAGCCCAAAGTACCATAAATCGGGTTATCCAAAACCAGCGAATCAATGATGGGCTCTAGTGTCGTGAACGTGGTTTTCCAACTATTCGGGGTTATATTCATCCTTACCCCAAAAATCTGTAAAGTCTTCTCTAAAATCGATCCACCTGGTTGGGTAGTTTTAACTGTAATTGGATCAAAGAAATCTAGGTCTAAGGCTGCCACTATGCCTGAGTTGTAACTAGGTGTGTATAGGTCTAGGACTATGGCATCCACACGTATAGAGGTTTCTTGCCTAGAAGCAATATAAGCCTGGGCATAATCTAGGGCTACGGCATCTGATTGCATTAATAGGTTATCTAAAAAATAACTATGCAAAAAGTATTTATCTATACTGGCTTGATTTAAGGCTACCTGTGGGCTACCGCCAACTCTAGTAATAGTAGCTTTATTAAATATAAGTACGTCATTTAATATCCAGGTTGCATCAAAGTAAGATATACCAGATCCATCATCTGCAAAAACTGTAGGTGTGCCACCAATAGATCCAGCCGTTACACCTCTATCTTGAAATACAAAGTTATTATCGGCATCAACATAAATGGCACCATATTCAGAATTGGCTACTGTAAATAATGCTTGTAATGCTGTGCGGTTAGTGCCTGGATCTGCCTGTAATGTAGTAAGACCTGGATCAATATCTCGTTGAGATACTGGCCATGAAATCTGATCTAAAATATCGTCCACACGTGCACCTGATAATTGACCAGCGCTAGTGCCAGCCACTGTGCTTATCTGTGCTAACTGGGCTAATCTAAAAGCATCTACAGCTTGTATGGTGGTAATCGCCACACCTTCGCCGTCATCTGGATAGGTAGTAACAAAACTTGTAATGTATCCTGCGAATATAGGATAAGTAACTGAACCATAGGTAGCAGTAATTTGCACCTTCTTCATAGGCGTTAATAAATTGTAATAAGGCCCTGATACATTTTGTGGGTTAAAATCACCATTTTGATCTGTTATGCGTAAAGTAAGCGAACCTGTTTGGAACTCATCACTAAGAGCGGTACGGCCTCTATTAGTTTCTATTCTGTTTACTTGATTAGATACATCTACAATTACAGCTGCTGAATCTGCCAATATGTTTGTGCCTAAAATACCTGTATCTAAAATCATTGCTTGGGCAAAAATAGGGCCAGTGCTAAAGTTAATTACAGCATTTATTACTGGTACTGTCATACTATAAATCCAGCTGGTATTGTATTATAACCATTACGTCCAGCTAGTTGGATGCTTTCTGCAATAGCTTGGCTTAATTTATCACCACTAGCATCTACTGTTAAATTAATTGTAGGTGATGAGGTTCGCTGTATTCCTGCTAACAATTCTTGAAGCCCTGTAACGCTAGG